AAAATTCAACTTTATCTAAAGAAGGTCTAAATTCGGATACACTATCAAATGATGGTATTAATTTTAAGTCTTTTTCATTAAAACTTATAAAAGGATTTACATCCGAATCTTTTATAATATAATTATTATTCATTCTCTCCATTTCCTAAATTCACAGCTTCTTCGGCTGTTTGTGCTAAATCTTGTAATCTTTGTGCTTCTAAGTCAAATAATTCTTGTCTTAAAGAATTTATTTCTTCTAAAAGAGCTGCTATATCATTATTAATAACATTACCTTCTACATAATCCGAGCTTTGCCTAATTAAAAATTCATGAGAATTTACATCCCCTGTTTTGGGTATATCATAAAAAAGAGTAGCATAATCTTGAAAAAATTGACCTATAGTAGGTTCTGGGGTAGGGATATCATCAGTAGGGGGGATAATTTCTTCAAACGAATTATCTATAGTTTTTTCAAATTTATTTTTATCAAAAACTTTTCTATTTAAACCTACTCTTTGTTTCATCCATTTATTATTTTAAAATAGTAATTATCATCTAATATAATAGTTTCTCCTTCCAAAACTATTTTTAATAATATTTTATAATATCTTTCAGGTTCTAAACCATTCATATATAAAGTAAAATAATTGTTAGAATTATCAGCACTAAGTTTAGTATAAATGTTATCAAAGTTAATAACAAATTCATTAGTATCCAAGTCTTTTATAGCATAATAAGAAGATGTGGGTAAATAATTTTTTTGAGTATAAAGGGAACTAGTTTGATATACACGAGTAGGAAATTGAGGGCGGCAATTTATTTTAAATTTATGTATACTATCTCTTTTAAAAGTTCCTGGGTTATTATCTAATGTAGCTACTATATCCGTAGTAGTAATAGTAGGAATTGCTGAGGAAGTAGCATAAATTCTATCATCCCATTGAAATTGCAACTCAGGGGGATATATAGTATTAGTATCTACTGAGTAAAATTTAATATTAGGCTGTTCATTCCTATTTGCTATAAATTCATCATTTTTACTCAATTTAACCATAAACCCATCATTGGAGAAACCCCCTAAACTATTTGAAGCACTATACCAATTTCTTAAAATATTAGTAACATTAACATTTAAATCCTTATTGCTATTATAAGAATAAACTTGAGATTGTGTAACATTTAATTCTAGAGATGAACCAGTGTACCAAGTACCTCCTCCTGTTTCTTGACCATATGAAGCAGTTACATACGTAGAAAAATTAGAAGTAGTCCACTCTCCTTCCCCCTCATAATTTTTATATTTCCAATTACATCCATTTTGTGTTTCAGGGGTATCATTAAAATGTCCTGTTCCCATTCCCCAAGAACCTGAAGTTGCATATACTTCTAAAGTGGTGTCTAAATTTAGATTATTTATATTGCAAATATAATTTTTTAAATTTATTTGATAAGCATTATCAGATATTTTATCATTAAAAATTGAATTAATACTAGTCTGATCAAATTGGATTAAATATCTACTAACTTGTGGTGTAGAAGTAGCATAATCTGCAGAAACCTCTAATATAGAATCTAACCCTGTATTTCTTTTAGGGTATCTTGAATAGATTGTAGAATCTTTAGTGGGAAAAATTTTATATACTGCCATTATTATAGGGTTGTTACTCTACCTCTAATATCCGTACTAGGGTATTTAATTTCAAATATACAGGGGTCCAATGAAGGGTATATAACTTTATCTTTAGTAGCACCTTTTATATCATAACCATATTGAGAGTACCCATTAGATACTCCAACCTTATTTATAACATCTACATCATTTACAGTCTGAACTCCAGGAACCTTGTCTAATAAAAGAGATATTTCTCTAGTATAAATAGGTTGATTAATTTGTTGGTTATTAATATTAAAATATTCTTGAATAGCTATAATGCAATTTCTTACAACTTCATTATTATTAAAATTGGGTAATATTATAATATTAAAATCAATACCTATATTAATAATAAAAGCATCCTTTATTTTAATAGAATCTCCTATAGTTCTATTTTCAGATAAATAAGTAATTAAATTTCTTTTTAAAGTATTAGAAGTTATACTAAGTTGTTTATTATTATTATAACCTAAAATATATAAATTTAAAGAAGACTGACTTTCCCCAGGAAGAAGATTTTCTAATTTTTCAGGTTCTATATAAGCTTTTGATATAGTACCATATTGGGGAGGTAAACTTAAAGTTCTTACTAAATAATCTTCTTCAGTTACTGTTCTTTGCTGTGCTCCTATATTAGCTAAAGAATTATTCCTAATCTCTTCTACAGAATCACCATCTGATCCTCCTGAAGCTGCTGAGGGGTTATTAACTTCTACTGAATCGAATATAGTTTGGGCTAAACTAGTCTTTGTTAAACTATCGTTTTGGAATTTAATAGTAGCATTATTAATAGTATTAATAGTATTAGATTCAACATTAGCTCCAACTCCACCACCTTTTAAATACCTAACAGTTAAAGTAGTATTTGAGGGTGCTACCCCATAAGTCCCACTAAATAAAAAATTAGAAGGATTAAAAGCAGTTTTTGTTTTATTAATATTATTAGGCAAACCTATTCCAACATTATCAGGATTAGGGATTATAGTTTCATCTATATTATTTTGATTAGTACTAGCTCCAAATTGAATATTTAATTCAGTCTTAGATGTAAATCTACTAACAAATCTTCTTGGTACTTTTTTTAACCTTAACAAATAAGGAACCTCATTTACATCATCTTGAGAATTAGGATCAGGGCTAAAAGGATTTTTGTTTTTAATAGGTTCAAATATAGTTTCCTGGGCTAAATAAGGTACTTCAGTCCAAACATTGCCATCACTATCTGTTACATCTAAAATTCCTATAATATTAGTATCTTTAATAGTAATAGTAGGATATCTTTCTACACTTGTAAAAGTAAAACTATTAGTTTTAATATTTGAAGAAATTGCTTTTCTTTTCTTTTTTAAAAGATAATATGCAGGCTTATTTCCTGATATTTGATATACTGAAATTTCTGTAGGGTCTTGTGAAGAGGAAAAAGAAAAATCTATAGAATCTTCTATTATAAAACCTGTTGAATTTGTAGTAGAAGTTAAACTTGTATTTTCTGAAAATAAAAGAGCATAATCAAAATCAGGTACTACTAAATTATCCGCTATTTGTTTTGAAGGTACTTGTTGAAAAATTTCAACATCAACTACAGCTGCGGTTGAAACTTGAGGTTTATACCCCATCATATAAGCTAAATCATACAAATTAGATTCTTGACGAGCATATTGTAAAAAAGTTTCTTGTATTTGATTATCAAGATAAAAAGACAATACATCACCCACATAAGCAGACATTTCCATAAAAAGGGAGCCTGGAGAGTTAGGGCCAAAATCATTATATGTAGTAGGAAAATAGGTTTTTGAATACTCTACAAGTGAAGTTTTAAGGGTATCAAAATCTCTATTAACGTATTTAATATCTCTATTTATTTTTTTACTTAAAGCCATTAGGGGTTAAAATTAATTTCTAAAGAATCTTCTTCGTTATTAAACACAACATATCTCATAACTATTAATATTTGTTGAGAATCTATTTTTTGGAGTATTTCTAAAGACTTTAATATAACTTCAGGGAAATATAAAGCTAATTCATCTCGTATAATGGACTCAATAATCTCATTAGTATCAGATGTAAGTTGCTCAAATAAAAGTCTTTTTAAATTCCCTCCATAATTGGGATTTAAGGGCCTTTCTCCTTTATTAGTTGAGAAATAAATTACTAAATTAGATTTAAGTTGATCTTGTGTAGTATAATTTAATTTAAAGGGGGTAGCACCATTAGGAGAATATGAAGTGAAAGGGAAAGCAACACCTACCGCATTTCGTGGTTGTTTATCAATAGGAAATATGTTAGTTTGCTTTATGGCCATTATCCATTCATTAATCCCATTATTTGGTCCATATTAACTTCACCCGCTGGGAGATCCATGCCTGGTGCTCCTCCTTGGGGGTTAAAAGGTTTAGGAACATTTTGAGAAGTAAGTTGGGCCCTCATATCTCCCATTATGTTTTTATAAGCATCCCTTTTTTCATTAGAACTCATTGAGGGTCCTTCAACTACTTTTGGGGATTGAACATTTTCTACAACTACTTGTTTAGGAGAACGAACTGCTTCAAGGAGGATATCTTTTAATTCTTCTTGAATAGCTTCTCTAACAGCTTGTTTTATTAATGATTTTAATGCACTTTGTTTCATTGTTTATAAATATTAAAAATATTAATTTTATTGATTAGGTAAAGATACCTCGGAATCAGTTGAAGTTATTTGTTCCCCTAAATTTACTCCCGAGTAATCTGCTCTAAGATCTAATTCATCAATAATAAGTTTTAAATCTTCTATAAGAACTTTTTCTTGGGTAGCAAATGAAAACTCAGTTGTAGTTTCTACAATACCTGAAGGATTAATTGCTATACCTCTACGTTGAATTAAAGTAGGAGAAAATTGTCGAGTTTCAATATCTAAAATAAATCCTTTATAAGAAGATTCATTTATAGTTTCTGCTCCTTCTTGAGCTCCTTTAGCAATTTGAGTTAAGGCTGGGTCTAATATAGTTAAACCTGGAAGTTCTATAGATTCACCATTTGAGTTTTCTATTAAAAGAGGACCCCCTTGTAATACAGCTAAAAGTTTTTCTTCTTTTGAAATATATTCTTGATTAGTTAAAGGAGTTGAAGTTACTAATCCTGTACTATTATTTAATATTTTACTATTCTCACTTATAGGAGTAATAGATTTTAAATTAAATAATGCTCCTACTCCATTTCCTGTACCAATAGCAACATCAGATCCACCAGTACCATTACCTATATTCTTTCTACTATTTAATGTAGGTATTAAAGGAGACAAACTATTAGGAGTAATAGTTAAAACTAAATCCCCTGTACCTATAAAATTTACCCCTTCAGAGGTAACACCACCCGCTGTAGCTATATCAAAATTAGTAATAGTAATAGTATCTCCTAGTGAATAACCATACCCAGGTTCACAAACTGTAATTTTAGTTAAGGTAGCATTCCCTTTTTCTCCTGTAAATTCAATTCTAAAGGCAGCACCTTCCCCTCCCCCAGACGAAAAGCTTTGAGGAAGACGTTGAACGGAAAAAGGGGAAAAATCTTCAGCTACTTGTGCTGAGCTTAAAAGGGCATTTTGAATAGTTGATAAACTTCCACCACCATTTCCTTTTCCTATTCCTTCCCCACTTAAGAAACTAGGACTATTTTTTTGGTTTGATACTCCACTTAAAGGAATTTGATATGTTATATAATTTAAAGGTATAGAGAATTTATCATTTTTTTTATACTCTACACCTCCTTTAGTAACTCTAGAAGATGTGATTTTTCCTTTTTCTATAACTAAATCTGCTGTTAAACCTGTACCATTACCTCCTTGTAAAGGGATATTTTTATAATTACCATCAATATAATTTTGCCCTTCTTCTACAATTTCTAATTCATTACCTTTTCCTGTTTCTAATGAATCATCATTTTCTATTATTCCATTATTACCTATTATACCTGTAGTACCTATATCTTCAACTCCTATCTGAGCCCCAATTCCTGTTAAACTACTATTAGCTATATTAGAAGGAATAGTTAAAATGTCATTTCTTTTATAATTGTCTCCACCCTTAGTAGTAAAAGCAGATTTCAATCTTCCATTTTCTATAGTAAGTGAAGCTTCAATTCCCTTTCCAAAACCCCCTTGTAAAGCCACATTTTCAAATATGCCATTATCATATCCTCCTCCTTTTTTAGAAACTTTTAATTTAATTACTTTTCCAACTTCGTTTGAATTATCATTAATATTAATCCCATCTTTTCCTATATTAATGTTTGATTTTTCTTGATCTTTTCCTCCTGAGTCCGATGGTGCTCCAATTTCTTTTACAGAAAGAAGTAAGCCTTCACCTATTACTGTTTGTTTTTCAAGTTTTTTAACAATCTTCTTTTTAAGTTTTACAGTTTCTAATAACTCATCGGCATTAAATTTGATTTTACCTAATCTTCTTTTTTTTACAGTAAGATAGTTAGGATTTTTAAAACCTTTTTTAGGATCAAATAATTCTTTACTATACCCTTGCCCTCCTTCTGTAAGTGTTACTCTAACAACTTTATTCCCTTGAACTATAATATCAGCTTTAGCACCATTCCCATCACCTCCTAAAAGATTAACATTTGTATAAACTCCATTTGCATAATTTTTACCTGAATCTTCAATATTAACAGCTAAAAGTGGTCCTCTTAAAACATCACCCATTGGGCTGTTATTTCCTCCTTGGCTTCCTCCCCCATTACTTCCCGGGTTAGGGTTAGCAACAGGGGTTACACAATTAGCAATACTTTTATCTAACCCACTCAAAGCACCTACTAAAGCTGCAATAGCGGCGATTACCATACCTAAAGGTATTAATAACCCATCAATAGACTCTTTAACAGGAACTATTCTAGGAGAACCATCTGCTTTAGTTACTGCACTATTTAAAGCATCTCCTACTGTGCCAATCCCCCCCGGAATAGCACCTGGGGAGATAGGTATAAAAGATGCTATGGCTTGTACTATGGTTTTAGCGGATTTTACTACTTTAATAATAGTAATTATAGTACCTAATATAGTAGAAGCTAAAGTTAAAGCAGCAAATATTGTTGATAAAAATTGAGCAATTTCATTAGCTTGTTCTACAATATTATTCCTTTTATTAATAATTTTTTTAATTTTAGTAGGACTAGGACAAACATTTTCAAAATTAGCTACCTCAGCAAATAAAGGAGGAACCATTTGATTGACTATTGATAGTCCTTTATTTAAAATAATAGGACGTAAGGTGCTTAAAGCTTTTAACTTTAAATCCCCAGGTATAGTACTTTTAACCCCTTGTACGTCTATTCCAAATTGAGCCATTACAATGTAAAATTTTGTTTAGATTTACAATTATTTTTTAAATTAGGAATTATATCACTTTTTAAAATAAAAGATAATTGCTTAGCTGTAGAAGCTTGTGCTGATAATTTATCATCTTTAACTCCTACAAATATTTCCATCCATTTAGATATTTCTTCTAAGGCTCTTACTAACTCTTTAATAGTATCATCACCTTTAAGAAGAGGTTGTAATTGATCTTCATCTTTATCTCCTAAATATATTCTTTCACTTACAACTACAAATTTATTAGAATCAATTCCTACTAAAGAGGGAGTAGATAAACTTATAGAATCCCTAGCAGTTAAAATTAAATTATCATCTTTAGCATTAAATACTAACCTCCCAGAGTTTAATATAGCTTGATTACCCGTATATTCTTTAGGTTTTATGGGGGGTTGTGTGTGGCTATCAAAAATATCACTAACAACTTCTATTGGTATTTTTTGCCCATTAGTCAAATAAAGGGATGATTTGTCTTCATTTATATTTTCAGAAATTGGTACCCAACTATCTTCCGATATGTTACTTCCTTCTCCATTTCTTAAAATAATAAGGGGATCCCCATTTTCTCCAACTTGAGACCAATTGTTACTTTTATTTTTTACAGTGCTTCCTAAACGAATAGAGTTTCCCCACCTTCCTTCAAAAATGTTATCACCTATATAGGGTTGTAAAGGATGTATTTCAATTTTTTCATTAAATCCCTCTCCTAAATCAATCTCAGTTGATTGATCTTCTACTCTTCTTACATTTCCTCTTTCGGCATTTTCATAATCATTTAAACTAGATTGTGCTACCTCAGTAGTAGGATCAGGGAGAGCATTATGGTGTTGACTATTCCATAAATTTATAGAAGGAAGATAATAAGCTTTTTTTCTATTAGTATTTAATTGACTATCGGCAGATGTAAGAAAAACTAAGGGAACTAGCTCATTAATAAGGGGGTAAAATTTTTGATTAGAATATAAAGAAGTAGCGGTATTAATAGAAGATTTTGCCCCTGGGGTTTCTATACTATCAAAAAATATAGTACCTATAGAATTCCATTCTCCATATTCTTTAAACAAATCATGACTATCGTCTAATATAATATCTGTTACCCTTACAGAAACTATATCCTCATCAAATTCACCATCAGAAATTCTAGTTTTCTGCCTAAATCCCGTAATGGCAGATATACCACGGTGTTCTCTTGCCATTATTTTTTATCTTTACCGAATTTTTTTATTTCCCCCAATAATTGTTCTTTTTCTTCATCAGTCATACCAAAATCATCCTCACTAACATCCGTTTGGACTGCTTTTTGGACAATATTTGCCATTTTAATAAGCTGCTCATCATTTTTAACAGATATTTCAAGGTATTCTTTAAGTAAGGGTACTATTAAAGTAGCATCCCCAATATCTTGAATTAAAGGTTTTAGTTCTGAGATAAGGGTGGAAATTTGTTCTTCTTTTTTCTTTTGGTTGTTGTAGATTTCTTCGAGGATATCTGCAAATTTTTTGTTGCCAAATATATTTTTGTTTAATTGTCCCATGACAATAAATATGGGTTAATCAAATTTAACATATCCATATTCTTTATAAAATATGAAATTTTCTTTAAATATTTCTCCCAATTGATTAGCTACCCTTGTAATATGAGGGGTTTTAACATCTACCATTTCCCTAATTAAAAGATAAAGGGCTTTTTTATTAAAAATATCCATTACTTCTCTTTTCCTAAATAATTCTAATATAGCATCTGCTACTTGAGCATCTTTTTCTTTAGGGAATAACAAATAAATATTTTCTGTGCAATGTTCTACAAATTCATCAATAAAATCTGAAAGATCATCCTTTTCATATGGGTTATAATCCATATCATAAGAATGATCTAAATTATGATAGAGCTCTTCAAGTGGGGCTTTATCTATCCTTTTTTTATAGTTTTGGGTATTTTGTATAATTAAATATCGCTTTACAATTGTCCCAAAGTATGAGAATGCTTTTGCTCCACGTGTAGGATCAAATAAATGGATCTTACTTAATAAGAATGTTATAACCTCGTGTTGGAGGTGTTCAATATTATCTACTTCTGTATAGTAAAATTTAAAAGTATGGATAATATTTTCGGTAAGTTTAAAAAAAGCATAGTGAATATCCTTACGATAGATTTCACTACGCTCTTCGGGATCAGAAGAGCCATTGTATCTAACAATAGCATCTTCTGTCTCTTGGGTAAAATATTGATTTTTTGTCTTCTTTTTCCTTTTTCGGGGGGGTAATGTGCTCATAGTTTATCTATCCTAAAGTTAGATAGAATTTTCTGTAGTTCTTTAATTTGTTCATACATAAAACCGATTTCATCATCGCTTTTAAATATTCCTCTTTCATCAATCTTTTTTAACTTTTCATCCGAAAATTCTATTATTCTACTAAATTGGTCAAGATAGGTTATATACCCCGCCAATATATCTTCTTGTTTTTCATTCTTACGTAAAAGGTTAATAGTAGTAAATGCTAAGGCTACAACTATTACACTTAATACACTGATTACTATTGTTTCTATCATAATTTATCAAATAAATCTTTAAGACCTTTACTTTGAATTTGGGAAAGTGCTTTGTCTTTTGTTGATTTTTTAGATTCTGTGGTTAATATAAAATCTTTTTCCTGGGGGGGCACGGAATTTTTAAATTTAGGTAACCACTCACGCTCAAATTCGATACGAGATGCCATTAAGTCGGCTTGGTGGAGGATAAGGGGAAGAGAAGTACGTGGTTTTTGTTCTGGTTGGTAAGCAAATAAGTATTTTTTATTAGCATCATCATATAACCCATCATGTGTCTGGATAGCAACCATTTCATTAAAATTATATTGAATCCCATGGGACTGAAGTAAAAATAATCCACGATCTGGAACTGAAGCGAAGGGAAGAGCTTTGTTGAACATATAATCTTCCCCTAGCTTTTCTCTCCTCCATTTATCAGTTTGAGGAATATAAGATTCATGTTCTTCATCACCCATTTTTCCAAGATCATGGTTAATAGCCGAGAATACGAGTTCCTCCAAGGTGTAAGTTGTGTTATCTACACCCATTTCAACCCAAACATCATTAATATTAAGAGCACATTTTACAACTCTATTAACATGGTCAACATAGCCCCCTGGGAAGGCATTGTGGTATTCCTTTTTATGAGCTGCTGGCATCATCATAACGCGATCCTCATATTTTTTATAAAACTTAAGGAGTTCCTTTTGGCGATCTCCGGTAACCCACAACTTGATATTGTTGCAGAATTCTTCCCAATTTGTTTGAATTTGTTCGGCTGTAAACATTAGTACTTATTTTGTTCGTTAGGAGTAATAGGTTCACGTTCAATAGTAGATTTAATTTCTCCTATTAAATTTTCACACTCAGATTTAGCTTCGCTAATTTCTTGCCTATTTCCTCTTCCATTATGGAATTCAATATGCTTTAATTTTGCCTCGAGATTTTCGAGTTTCTTTTGGATATGTTGTCTAAAATACATAGTTTTTATATTTGTAACTGAAGTTACGATGAAAAATTTAAGAAGTCAAGGTATTTTTTAAGAATTGCACATTTTTCGTATTCTTCTTCATTTTCAAAGTAAAAAAGGGTTTTTTGTAATGCTTCTTTTAATTTAGGATTTACTTCTTGGAATAACACCCTAACATGGTATTCATCTTGAATATCAATATTTTGTATATAGTTATAAGCTTTATTAAATAACATAGACTCCCCAGCTCTTTTTACTTCACCTATATTAAGCTCAGGGTCTGCTTGTCCAAAAAAATCAATAATCTTATCACTATAACCTGTATAATTTATTACTAATTTTTGGAACATTTTAACAAAATATCGGGGATGATTCTCATCAATATCAGGAAGGGTTCGAGGGCTGTAATAATTTACCCCTTTATAATCCCATCCATCATCTTTAGATGAAGAATTAAACGCACCAAATATTTTATTAATGTCCAAAGTAACGTTCTATAGTTTCAAGCAAATCCTCAGATTCTCCTAATTTATGGAGGGCTTTTTTCCCCTCTTCAAGAAAATGACCTGATGTATGCTCCCCAATCCCTGCTGGGCTTTCAGTGAGAAGTTCTAATGTGAGTAGTGCTTCTTCTTTATCAGCTTCGGCCTGTTTTTTTATAGCCTTTATTAATCGATGTTCCATGTTTATAAATATAAATAATTTCTAAATCGCTATAACTTGTATTATATGTCCAATATTTCATCTGCAATGTTGATCTGCTGCCCTCGTTGCAATTTGCTTGGTGGGCTTTATATTAACTTTATATCCAAGAGATTCAGCCCATCCTTTAGCAGATGATACTAACTTATGGCTCATATAATCCTTATCATTATTATAATCCATATCAATCTCAAATCTAATTCCGGGGAGATTTAATGCTAAGCGTTCTGCTACTTTCATAGTAAGTTCTGTTTCAAACCATAACCTACTCCAATTATCTTTGTTAGGGGGGTAGGCATGTTTATTATAAATATAATGAACCCCCTTCATAGGGTAACGATAAGCAATAGCAGTTACATAATTGATATAAGAACCGACCCTTTGAGAGTCGGTTCCTATATGTGTTTCAACGAAAGGATTTTTTTGAATAATTTGGGCAGTATAAATAATAGGATTAACCTTTGTGTTACTTACTGTCCTAAAATTCATTTTAAATCTTATCGAGTAGTAACCTGATTTTCTACGTATGCAAAATCTTCTTCAAGATCTGCATCCATCTCATCGATGGCTTCGTCGACTTCGTCAATTGCTTCTTCAAGCATATTAACGCGAGAATACATGTTAAACATCATAACGGCCATAGCAGTAATAACTGCAAGTTCAAAATAAGGAATAAATTCCATGATAAAAAAATTAAAAAATTAAAAAAATACTAATTAAACGTCCCATTCATAAGCCGCCATAGCATAGGCTGACCCTGTATTGAGTGCGGGATTATCTTTGATAAGTGCAATAGCTGTAGCTCTCACTTCGGCTCTTAACCCCCAATTATCAGCTTGAATCATAATAGATTCAACAGATCGTGATTCTTTCATTCGTATCGAAATATTGTAAAAAAATTTAAGAAATGTGTTATGGGGGGAGCGGCAACTCCCCCCTCAAACAACATGGCAGCTCTTATGCTACAAACTCTTTTGCAACTTCAAAGAGCTTTTGATTTACATCTAAGTCTTGCTTAAAGTTCTTAATCTCACGAGCTTTACGCATTTTGACACCGGAAATATAATCAAAATCCCCTGTGACTACACGCTCTTGTACAAGGTTAAACACACTCCATAAATCATTTCCTTCATCTTCCTTACGTACTGGAGTAAGGAAAGCATCCAAGTCAATCTTGTAAATTTGATCAACCTTTTGGTCTCCTTGCACCTTAAATCGAGTTTCAAGTGCTTTTCGAGCCAAATCATACTTTTGAGGCTTAGTAAGTTCGGTTTGCTTAAACTTATTCATACTCTCAACTGTAAGAGGCAACTTTTCAACCATTTCACTAATGGTTTCACGCAAAGTATCAAAATCATAACCCATATGGCGGATTTTCATTTTGCCAAATTCCTGATCTGCGATAACCAACCCATTGGAACATACAAATCGATACATTCCTGCCTGGAATGTGAAGGAATTTTTACCATCATGTGAGTTGGTCATGATAATTTGAGGCCAAACATTATCTCCATCTTTCCCTTCAACCATCAAATCAGGATGGCGGAAAACAAGCATATGCTTTTGGAAACCCTTGGTATCCTTTTTTCGAGCGGAAACTTGCTGAGCTGTAATGACACCCCATCCCAATTTTTCCATATCGTCAATAACACGATCTGTAGGGATGTGTGTATAGTGTTTCGAAACCTCAGCACTAGGGGTTTCAGTAAAAACAACGGGGCAAGCATCTTTAATTTGCTCGCGGGTCATAAACCCAGTATCCACTTTGGAATCAAACATCAAATCACTCATAACTTATTAATTTAAGATTTCTTTTTTAATTCTGGCTGCTGCCGCAACCTTACCCCGTAAATATACGAACAGGATTTTGCAAATCCAAATCTTTCCGCGAAAATTTTAAAGAAATTTTAATATGATGCCTCAATACCAAATACAGATCCTGAAGCTGTTGTATCCCCTAAAGAATAAATTAAGGGATTAGTAGCTCTAAACTTAATATTGTCAGTATTTATAGTACTAGTTACTACTAAATTAAAAGTAGCAGTCTTATCGGCTTCAACAGAAAATGCTGCATTTTTTGATCCTGTTGTAAAAGAACAATTTACGGGTGTATTAATAGAAGCTTTAGTAAAAGGTAATTCATCATTTTTACCTTCAATAGTAAAATAGATATTACCTCCATTATTAACTAAAGAAAAATTGTAAGTAGCTGCGGTTAAATTAGCATCCGCATTAACTCCATTTCGTAATTGTGTTCTAGTGTAAGTAGGCATTACTTACGGAAAGTTGCATTTATAAAATCCTTAGTAGTAATCTGGTCCTGGATTTTATCGAAGTGATACATCATTATTTCTCTAACCTCAGTATCAGTTCCCCCACTTCCCCCTATATTAATAGCAGTGTTAACTTTATTTACAAGATTTTGAAAGGCTCTCTCAACTGCTACTTCATAATCATCAAAAGCTTCAGATGCTATAGAATTACCTGTTTTTCCTTCTTCATTCCCAAAAAACCCAAAATCTTTAGCTTCTGAGACTTGGTTGTAAATTTCTTCTAGTGATGTTTCATTCATGGCTAACATTCTTTTTAATTTAGTTAATTCTTGTTGAACTAACATTTCGGTTTCGTTATCAAGTGGCATCCCATCTGCTTCACCACTATCTAAAATTTCTTCGGCGTCTTTAATTTGACGCATAATAGCAGATTTAGATATACCTTCTTTAATAAAAATAGTTACCCCGCCACCCATATTAGGTTTAGCAACATATCCCGCTTGTCTAGCTTTTTTAATTAATTGGTTTTTTTCATTATCCAACATAGGACCTGCTACAATTGCTTTCCCACTCGTAGGACCCCCTACATACTTATAGTTACGAGCACCTAAAAGTTTACCTATTTTATTTTCTTCCATACCTTCTTCAAAGTATTTATCTGAACCATCTTTATTAGTAAATCCTTTCTTTTTGGAAATAAATGAAGGATTACCTAAAAATGATCTAATATTTTTTTCTTGGTCGGTGAGTTCGTCATATTTTTTACCCCCTTGAGCAGCTCCTTTCCATGCGGGGTGAGTATATCTTTCTATATCTTCTTCTCTACCTAAAGATTTCATAAAACCCCCCATCATATCTTGACTTGAATCGGGGCCTGTTTTTTTTCTAAGTGTAGCAGAAATAACTTCATCGTCTTTAACCATATCATCAAAGAATTTCTTAGCATCCTCCCCACTTTCATATGAAGCAGAACCTTTAGAAAAATCTTTATCTTTAAGGACAGTATAGGAAACTTTATATTCAGTTCCTTCTTTTAAAATGTCAAGTAATTTCATGTTTATAAATATGTAAAAGTAATTTTAACTATCGCCGAAAGACTTTCTAACAACATATAAATGTCCGTAAATACGTATATACTTCGCACAGCTTCACTCTTTAGTACGTTTAATATTGTTGGTAACGGGTTTTGGTCTTGTTTCACCCATTGCGCCTAACCGCTCGGGACGGCGTGTATTTAACACTACATTACCATTATTTAATGGGGGAGTCGCCAATTCTTGAATGGCAGTGCATGCTACCCTTTGAGGGGCAACATAATGCGAACCTACATAAAAAATCGAGTTCCCCATATTTCTAATATGTTTAGCATAATTGCGAGGTGTATATGAATATGCGCCTTCTAGAGAACAATTATAATATGGATACATTTCGTCACATTGTTGATTGTCGGTCTCACAACAATCTTGCTGGACAGAACATCCCAACATTAAGAGGGCTGGGAATATTAGGATAAGTTTTTTCATTTCCCTCTTTCTAGTGTTTTTAGTGTGTGGATTATAAAATCAACCCCTTTTTTTCCTTTATATCTAGCTTTAAATTTAGGGTCTTTCATCAATTTGGCAGCAGCGGCAGTCACCGCTTTTTCATCCTTATACTTTTTAGGGTGTTTTTTTAAGATACTTTTAGTAAGATCTTCTTTACTTTCACCAATGATTTCATCAAGTGCTCTATCGTTTTCCTCTAAATCATTTTGAGCAGTTTTTACCATTTGGGCTTCAAAGTTGTCAATGATAGCTTCTGCTTGTTCTTTACTTTTAATAGTGTGAACGTGCTTGTCTCCATCAAAAAAGTCATCTGTAGTTCCATCTGGTGCTACGTGGAGTGAGGCTCCATCGTAATCATCCTGGATATATTGTATTGCGGCATCAAAAAGATATTCTGGCGTTATCTCAAATGTGTTTCTTTCTTCCGCCATCATATCCCTACCTACTACATCGGGGTTATCGGCTGCCTTAGTAAAAGCGTTTGCTCCTTTATCACTATAGATATCATTAAGCATTTTCATTCCTTTAGCTTGGGCATCACCAATATAATTTGCAAATCGGTCATCATCTATAGCATTATCCTTAGCCTGATCAATAGAATCATGGAAATCATCATTCCCAAATACATTGTAAAGCATATCATCTATTTTACTGAGCTCTACTGAACCTTTAACTCCACCCATTTGCCCAATTTTATTAAGTTTATCTAGGGCTTTTAACATTTGATTCTTAGAGCCATAACCCCAAGTACCTTCGTTAAGGGATTTATTTAACCCATCATTATAAGCAGCTAAATCCGCTATAATTTTAGCTTTATCGTCTCCTGGCTTAGCATATTTTTCAAAATTATCGCTAACCCACTTTTCGATGTCTGCTGTGGTAGTTTTAGGTCCTAAGTCATTGTTTTTAACCCAATATTCGCCTTGAGACATTAATTTACTGGACCCTTCGGCTAAAAATTTTCTAAATGTATTTAATTCTTTCATTTTCCAATGTTTTCTGCTGCGTTTTCTACCTTAGTAACAACGGCATAAAGTTCGTCCCATTGTTCTTTAGGGATAGTAAATTTAGCTTTTGCTAATGCTCTATCCATTATATCCATCCCTATATAAAACTCTTTTCTAAGTTCCTCGGGTGTGAGTTGCACATCGGACATTTCTTCGGTAAGAAATTCTCTAAAGTTATTTAATTCTTTCATATCGTTTCCCAATTTATATTTTGAGTGCGTTCGTCAAATGTAAGTTTAAGTGTTGGGGTTCCTGATTCTGTCCCTGCTGTGATCATAACTTCATCCCCTTTAGGTTTCATATACCTGGCAATATCATAATACCACTTACTGCTAGCAATCCATGTTGGGTCTGATTCATCCGATGTGTAGTAATCCATAAACTTTAATGTTCCTGTAGTTTGGCCTGTTTCAAGTTCATCTTCGATGGTAGTTACAAATTGGTTGGCGAGATCGTTTATTTTACTTTTAGGTTCCCCAACGAATTCCGGAAATGCGGTTTGGTTTACATTTTCTACAAGGAACTGTCTAAATGCGTGTAATTCTTTCATTTTTTACAAATCTTATTTGATGTATAGTCTTTTAATACGTTTGGAAGCCAAGCGTGAATCAAAAGTGCTACACCACATGTTGTTGCGTACCACCAATGCTGAAAGTAATTCATTTTAGCTTCTTGCAAATGCTTCATGATGATAAATATAATGAAGGAAGCAAAGGTATCCTAGAGAGATGTGGGATATTTGTATATACTTTGTCGACCCACTATAGTAGTTTTCGATCTATAAATCACCCTACACCATATAGTAGGTATAACGCCCGTCGATGGATAGTAACGCGTGTGGGATCCGTGCATCATACGTACGCCGTACGCGCGGCGGCGGTAAGTGGGGGCCATCCGCGTTCGGACAAACCCCCACACCCAATTAATGTTTTTAATTACTCAGCATTTGCAGGAGCTTCATACATCCAATTCACTTGATTCTTGGTATTCAAGTTAAAATAAAACTTGTTCATATTACCACCTCGGCGGTTCTTACTAAACGCAAGGTAACGACCACCTTCATTATCAAATTTCAAATGACCCATCGCAGTGGTCATGTGCTTAATCCGGTTTGAACCAGCAAACGAACCACTCTTAGTGACCTGTTGAATCAACAGGCTCGCCGTATTGATCTTACGATCATTATCACCCATGTTCTGCTCTTCGAGCAATGTCAGGAGCTTCGTCGTCGCACCCTTATAAGTGCCACCATAATAATCCTGGATCGCAACAGCAATCTCAGCAATCGAATCAATCAACACGCAATCATATCCAACGCTGAAAGCATCACGCAGCACCTCAAGCGGATCCTCATCAGCAACATCACCCATAAACAAAATAGGCACATCACCAAACTTTGGGAAACGACGAACGTAACCGACCATGTCAATCTGATTCATCTCACCACTCACAAACAGCACACGCTTGCCTTTGGCATTCATGTCAGCCAAAATGTCGAGCAACACTGTTGTCTTACCAACACCTGGATCACCCGTAATAACGGTGTTAGTTCCAGGCATTACACCACCTTCAGAACTAAAAAACTCATCAATCTTACGACCTGTTGTCAATGGGTTGAACAAGTTCTTCTCGAACTTCAGGTCATTCATCTTGGTAATCTTAACTTTCAACATTTTAATTGGGTTTTAATGTTTTTATTTCTCGTGTCGCCCGCAACCGGACCCCCGGAATATACGAACCGGGATTTGCAATTCCAAAAATTTATGCGATTCCTTTCAAGAAATCTTGCTCCCAGATCTCTGGGTGAATGCGCTTGGCAAACAACTCGTCCTTCTTGGACTGGGGGAGCTTGTAATAATTCTGACGGCATTTAAACCGGTTAACCAGCATATCAATGCTGAAATAACGATCGAGCGCTTCAATCACATAACCAAATTGACGATCGCTCGGATCCATGGTAACCATGATGTGAGGCTCTTTACCACTCTCACCATCCAGCAAATGTTTTGTCTCAAAATGGCCTAAACCCATCTGCTCGAGTTCATACTTAACCATCTCAACAACTAAATCCGCATTCCACTTCTTTCTCATCTTAATTGGGCTTTTTGTTACGCTCGGCTGCCACCGCAACCTTACCCCGTAAATATACGAAAGGTCCTTGCGGATCCCAACCCTTCGCGCGGAAAAGGTGTGAAAAATGCGGTTTCATAAAAATATATATCCTTCGACCCACTTAGGTGGGGTCCCCAGGGGAGGGGGTTT